AGACGACGATGAGGATGATGAACCTCCTGCGAAGTCGAAAGCCAAGTCCAAAGCTCCGGTGAAGAAGCCTGCGTCGAAGAAGAAAGTCGTTGAAGAAGATGACGATGAAGAAGACCTCGACGACGACGATGATGAAGACGAGGACGACGAACCGCCTGCTAAGAAGAAGGTGACGAAACCCGCTGCTAACGCGAAGTCGGTGAAGAAGCCGGTGTCAAAGAAAAAGGTTGTCGAAGAAGACGAGGATGAAGACCTCGATGACGATGATGATCTGGACGATGACGAAGACGACGAGCCACCGCCAGCAAAGAAGAAAGTGGTGAAGAAACCTGTCAAGCGCAAGTAAGTGCTAAGAGGCCTGACCGTACCGAAAACCGGTTCGGTTGGGCCTTTTCTATTTTTCCATTTCTCAGGTATTCAAATGGCAACGAAAAAGCCAGTGAAGAAAGCGGTAGCAGAAGCATCTGTCGAAGAGAATATCGAAAAGGCTGTATCGTCAGGTGGTCGCGCCAAGTTCGATGTCAAAGCGTATTATCGCAAGACCGTTGATGACGTGAGTCGTCAGCAGGGGGTCGACGCAGACCCGATGGAAGACATGAAGCCGATGAGTAGCGGCCTTCTCATGCTCGATCTGTTGTACGGCGGTGGTCTCTGGCCTGCAATGTACACGCATGCAGGCGAAGAGCAAACGGCCAAGACCACGCTTGCGCTGTCGGTCATGGTGCAGGCAATCAACGAAGCGATTCCACTCATCGCGTTTTGGGATTACGAAGGAAGTACCAAGAATTCGAAGCCGTACCTGAAGAACATTCTGCGTGTGATGGGTGCGAAGGTCAGCATTCAAGATGTGTTCGGCAAGAAAGACAAAGAGACCGGCAAGTGGATTCTCGAACCTATCGTTCAATACTACAACGAACAGGTTGGCGAGAAATTCTTTGACTGGCTGGCTTCTATCTTGCGTCAGTATCCGGATAAGAAGTATGTTGCCAATGCATGGTGGCTGATCTATGAGGATACGAAGGCCAATAAGGCTATGATCGGTGATGCGCATGAACCGAAAATGGCAAAGAAGTATGGCAAAGGTTTGTGGGTACCGGCTCCGGACGGAAAGCTTCAGGGTGTTATCGTCAATGACTCGTGGCCTGCGATGAATCCAACGGCTAACGACAAGGAAGAGGCTGATAATTCGCTAGGCCCCCACGCTCGTTTCTTCGCCAAGCATTTGCCACGTATCAAGGGCCGCTTGGGCAAGAAGATGATCATGTTGATCGGTACCAATCAGTTGTCAGATATTCCGATGGCTATGTATGGACCAAAGCAGAAGGAAAGCGGCGGCAACAAGCTTCGTTATTACTCTGACGTGCGCGTGTGGAATACGAAGCGAGGTAGTGGCATGCCGTTCGCTCACACAAACATGTTCGACAAAGAAGAGGGCATGGAAGTCGAAATGGCGGTGTCGGGTAAAGGCAAAGACAAGTATCAGTACATCGCGATCAAGAACGTCAAGAACAAGTTGTGGACGCCAAAACGCAAGGGTTGGTTGCGTCTATGGACCGAAGACAACATGGGCAACGGTTGCGGAATCGATCCGTTCTACGACACGATGATGTATTTGCGTGAGACAGGTCAGATGCGCGGTAATGAGCGCAAGAAACTGCTCCTGAAGATCGACGGCCATGAGGCTAAGAAGCCAGCCAACTGGATGCAGATGAAACAGTGGGTGTTGGGTACCAAGGAACAAAAGATCGCTGTTTGCAAGGCCCTTGGGTTCGTCAAACCGTTTGACTTGCGTCCGTTCTGTTTCAAACAAATGGCGGCCGGTAAGGGCGAGACACTGTATGTGGCAAAGCGCAACGAAGGCAAGGTCGTTGAACAAGAGGAATAAAGCATGACTGTAGCAAATCATCTGATGCTGTCAACGAAGGGCGAAGAAGATAGCAAGGATGATTTGCTATCTGCCCTGACAACACTCGCATACGCGTCACCTCAACCGGTGATACCAAAAAAGAAGAAAAAGAAATTGCTGACCAAGGAGGTGCCCAAAACATCTGCCAAGAAGCATCGATCTCGCTTTTCTTCAAACCCACTGAATCGCTGGCCGCTGAAGTCGAGGTCCGGAAGGCCTCGATTGTTCCAACCGCGTTGGATACGATCAACGGTGAAGTAGAAAATCGCATCAAGACTTACGCAACAGAACTCCCACCTGAACTTCAGAAGCACATCGAAGAAGTTCGCGAATTCTTCATCAAAGAGATTGCGCCAAAAACTCTAGCCGTGCAAGGCGGCACCGCGCAAGCTCTTGATGTTGTTCAGAAGACAATCAACTCCGCAGTCGATCCCGCACTATTCGCTCAATTTGAACGCATGGTCGCACAAGCACGCCTGTACAAAATGGCGGACTTCGTTGTGACGTACATGGGATTGCCTGCATCGGTTGCCGAAGACCTGATCCATTCAGTGACGCCAAAGAAGGAGGTCATGTTTATGGCCCCGAACTTCGATGGCGAACGTCGCGAACCGAAGGCACCTGTCAAGAAAAAGGTGACTCCAAATGAAGAAGATTGATCAACAGGCGGTGAACGACGCTACAGATCGGCTGATGAAGTATAAAGCCGATGAATTCTTTCCGGGACTGCTATCGACGGCCCAGCAAGAAGAGATTCAAAGACGTCGGATACGGAAGGCCAAGAAGTCTGGCAAGAAGGTGCGGGAAGTCCGTGACGATGAATTTATTCTACGCGGCGGCGGCATCGATCAGGATGAAAGCGGAAATCTGATTCAAGTCGACGACTTCGATATTGCGAAGTACATGCGTGAAGCCGAAGACGAAGAAACGGGTACGCTCCACGATCTGAAGATCGATACGCGCGATCTGAAGCAGGCGAAGAATTTCTACGACTACTGTTTCACTGTAGCTGGCAAGAACCTGAAGCCTCCGTTCGCGCGCCAGATGTGGATCGGTGCGATGTTGATGGGCGAAATATGCCCGTGCTGCTCGGACAAGAAGTGGCTCAATATCGAGAACGTACCCGTTGACTACAAGTCAAAGAACATGCCTGAGCACTTGACGTTCCTCGAACGCGGCAAATGTCCGAAGTGCAAGCGCACCAAGTGGGACCTGATCCAGAATCACGGTCTGCGAAACTACATACAGCTATGCAACGTGCTGGGTCAGCGGTCGGGTAAATCGTTGACCCTCGCCATGTACGCATCGTATCTCGTGCACTGGCATCTGAAATTTCCGCCCATTGCATCGCTCACACAGTCGATGCAGTCATCTACTGAGTTGACAGGCACCTTCGTGTCCCTGACGTTCGCGAAAGCGCGATCGGTGATGTGGACACCGTTCAAAGAAATCATCGAGAAGTCGGAATGGTTCCAAGCCTACTTCGAAATCCTCGATGAACACAAGCGCAAGAACGGAAAGGAACTGTACAAAAACAGTACCGAGTACCTGCGATTCCACCACCGGAACTTGCGGTTCTATCCGTCAGGGCCAAAGGGGCAAACGCTCCGGGGCGATACTCGAATCTTCGCAGGCCTCGATGAGTTGGGATTGTTTCCGCTCCCTAAAGGCGACACCGAAGAAGATGAACAATCCGATCGGGCAAACGCTGACGAGGCCCACAAGTCGCTGTTCACCTCGTTGGGTTCTATCAGTATCGCGTACGAAGAGTTGTTGCAAAAGGGATACTACACGTGCCCTCCACCGATTCTATTCAACGTGAGTTCACCGTACTCACAACGCGATAAGATGATGCGTTTGTTGCGCGAGTCACGGACCGAAGAGGGACAACGCAGTATCTTGGGTGTGAACTTGCCTACATGGGAAGTCAATCCGTTTTACACCCGTCAATCGACGATCATTGCGTCTGCCTATAATTCTAATCCAGAAAAAGCAGAGCGAGATTGGGGTGCGAACCCACCTGCTGTTCACTCGCGATTCGTTCAAGTCGACGTGGTGAAAGAAGGGATATTCACCAACGGAAACAACAGCCACAACTTCATCTATCAATACGATCAACCGGGTGAAGTGTACGGAAAGATTGAGAAGATCAGGACGTTCAATTGGCCCTCGATTATTGCTATCGATGCCGGTCACGTGAACAACTCGTTCACGATCGTAGGTGGTCACTACAACTTCGATACGGGCAAGACCGTGGTGTCCACGATCCTCGAATGTATG